TATAGAACTCTTCAATAACATCGTGGACAAAATTACCCATCAAAGTTGCTTCTGTAGGGTTTTCTTGTTTTCCATCAATTTTAGAATATTTAAATTTCAACGGGCATTGATTAAATGTGCCTATTGAAGATGGGGACAGGTGTGGCGGTGGAATTAACACTCACTCACCTTCTGTCAAGTGAAGAATTGCACACTGATTAATAAGCGCTTCTAGGTCTACCTTTGTTGCGGTTGCCTTTGTTGGCTTTGGTCGCTCTCCAGCGTATGACTTCCAAAACTCTCCAAGTTGAGCCTTCTTTTCAGAATCAAGACTGCGAGAAAGGTCCACAAACTGTTCCCACATTGACTCAATAACTGGGTCAATTGATTCTTCTTGTTCAATTCCTATCGCTTCTTCCGTGCGAGCAAGATAAAGACCAACACCAAGAGACTGAGCCGCCTTTTTTAGGGCATCAGAAACAGCACCCTTAAATTCATCACCAAGGTCAACGATGTCGCCATTCTTGGTTCGCTTAATCTTTTGACCACCGAAACCGTCTTTTACAACACTGACGAATTTATCAGAACTAGGATAAACAGTCATGCGAACATGAGCAACGATGAAGTCAGGGTCAAGCGCATCTCGCTCGCACTTGATAATTTCATATGACCATGCGTCAAAACCAAGAACCTTATTAAGGCGATTAATTACTTCGCTAACTGGGATGTATGTGAGGCTGGTTCCACCCTTTTTAAGTTGACGCTCAACTTCTTTGGGGAATTGTTCAGAAAGGTCATGGTGCATTTTTGAAACGCGCTCTTGATTTTCCTTTGTTTCTTTTTTATACACTTCTTCCCAACTAACTCCACTTGGAGAGTAAGCAACTTCTTGTTCAGTGGGGTCAATTTTCTTAGTAGCCATTATTTTTCATCCTTTGTATAAATAGCAATGTTTGTTTTTGGTTCGCCAACTTCGCAGTATTGGTCTGCGTTGATGCCGAGGTCATTTAGTGCTCCAACTCGCCAATATGACGGCTGTAAGTAGTCAAGTAGTTTAATGACAATTTCTTCATCCGACAACCCGACCTCACCTGTATCCATGTCAACTGAAGATTGACGAAGTCTGGAATAGACTGTTTTCATGAGATTCTCGCTATCCCACGCTTTTCTGGGCGCACCTGATTTACACTTGAGTTCGGCTCCAGATTGAAGTTTTACTTCTTTTTCGTTAACAGATTCCATTCTGTCAATCATTTTAGAAGAATACGAATCGTAAAGTTCTGAAATTTCTTTTTTTAACTTGTTAAGTTCAACAAGATGCCCCAAAGCCTCTTCCAGTTCAGAATTGAGTGTTTTTTCGTTGTTTAAAAAGTCATCAAGACCAATTAGTTGTGCCCTAATTTCCTTAGGTGTTAACAAGGTTGTCTCCTGTAAAGTAGTAAGTACCTAGACGATGATACTGACAATTTTTCGTTGTGGCAACCCCAGGCCAGTTAAATATGTAAAGGCACCGACTGCGGAGTCCACTTGGTCGTCATGGTCACATGCTTCAGGGAATGAAGAAAGTTCATCAAGCCAGTCACTAAGCCATGTTCCTCGCACAATCCTGACATTACCGTTGGCTACGGCTGCCGCAAACGGTCTAGCCCTGGTGACCTTATCTCCAGTTGACCTTATGCCTTGAAAGTCATAACCAGGAACTACATACCTGGCGTACTGGTCAACCAAAGCCTTTCCAGAGGAGCCTGGCTCCATTTCCATCCTGATGGCTACCCCACGACCATCTTCATAGGCGGTCTGTGCGATTAATTGCTCAACCTTTTCTCCACGAACTCGTGCCTTTTTGATGTCAAGAATATAAGAAACACCACCATCAAAAAGCATTAATGTACCAACGGTCCAGTCTGGGTTTGGAGTTACCGCAGAAGGCTCCGTCGCCGCAAGGTCCCAAAATCTGACCACACGGGCTGCTGAAGAAACAACAGGAACTTCGTCTGAGTCAATAATGACCACAGACTCTCTCTCAAAAAGTGTTCCTAAGGTCGTTGACCACCAATCTCCTTCTTCCAGCCTTCTTCGTTCAATCGGGTCAAGAGCCTGAAGCGCTTGACGGTAAGAATCAGCGTCAATGCCAGGGTTGTCCGTCAATTTTGATGGCACAAATATTCTGTTTTTTTCTAGGCCTTCTACAATAAATCTCTGCCTAACCCAGTTGGGGGCAGGGTTTGAAGCAGCCCTCATCCTGAGGGGAACCTGAGATAAGGGACCAGAAGCAGGACGACGAAGACGGGAAAAGAGATATCTGTAGTCGGATTCACGGATTTCAGTAACCTCATCCATGCCGATGAACTGAAATTCAGAGCCCTTGTATCGGAGATAGTCATTAGTGTTATTTAGATACCCGAATGAGATTCTTGCCCCAGAGGGGAAGGTGGCCACATAACTGTTTGCATTCCAGTGAACATCTTCATATTCATCAACCCACGCCTTAAATCTGTCCATAAGAGCACCTGGAAGAGAAAGGTCAGCAAATGTACGACGAAAAAGAATTGCTGAATATCCAGGAATATCAACATACTGAAGTGCAGCCATAAGCAAAGCAGAAGACTTTCCACCTCCTGCTGCTCCTCCGAATAAAGCCTCAATTGCATTTGTTCTCAAAAACACTTTTTGAGGCATTGAGGGCTCTTCTGGACAAAACGGAGGTTTTTTGGGTTCAAGATATTCAAGAACCTTTATCCAGTCTGTAGTCATGTTTTTCTCTCTCGTAGGTAATTGCACATTGAGTGCACTTTATGCGCTACGGTGTGTGCGTATGAATAATTTCATCATTAAAGCAAAGGCTTCTGTTGTAAAGAGTATCTCTATTTTTTTCAGAGCATTGAAACAATTAGCAACACGCTCATTCTTTACCAACCTATTGATGGTAGGATTTATTGTATTCACAAGCGTTGGGGTGAGTCTAATCTCCCCTGCTTTTGGTTTTATTGCGGCGGGTATTACATGTGGAATTTTCGGTTTCTTACTAGGTCTTGAGTAGAGATGGCTTGGAATAATTTTCAAAATAAATCATTAAACGGTAATCAATCCTCCAAGAGCGTTGGTCCTGGTGCGCCTATCGCCCACAATCCTGGGTTCGCTGGTAAGGCATATAATGATTCATGGGATATTGAGCGTGTCTACAAAGAAGGCATGCAGAAGGTCACATGGGTGGCTAGATGTATTGACGCAATCGCTGGAAATCAAGCACGCTTGCCTATTGTTTTAAGAAAAAACAATTCACCAGACGGCGAGATTGTTACTGGCTCTAAAGCCAAAAATTCAGAAATACTTAAATTACTAAACACAAAGTCAAACATCGGAGAAAATTCTTTTATATTCCGATACAGGTTGTCTTCCCAACTGTTAATGAGCACAAGAGGCGTGTTTATTGAAAAAATTTATGGGCGAGATGGTGGTGTTATTGGTCTCAACCTATTACCGCCACAATCAACCTCTCCGATTCCAGACCCTAAAAACTTTGTTGCTGGATATGAAGTGAGAATGCCCAACGGCAGTGTTATAAACATGAAGGCTAAAGATGTGGTTTGGATTCGCAGACCTCATCCATTGGACCCTTATCTTTCAATGACTCCACTTGAGTCTGCTGGTATTGCTATTGAAATTGAGAATTTAGCAAAAGTATATAATCGTAATTACCTTCTTAATGACGGCAGACCTGGTGGTCTTCTTGTGCTTCGTGGGGAAATTGATGACGACGACAAAGAAGAGTTGAAAAGCAGATTTAGAGGAAATATTGCTCGCGCTGGCGCAACTACGGTTATTTCTTCCGATGATGGCGCAGACTTTGTTGATACATCAGCGAACCCAAGAGACGCTGCCTACATTCAGATGCGACAAATAACAAAAGAAGAAATTCTTGCATCTTTCGGTGTACCTGAATCAGTTATTGGAAATGCCGCTGGTCGCACATTTTCCAACGCTGGAGAAGAGATTAGAGTTTTTTGGAACGAAACAATGCTCCCTCATCTTGAACCAATTGCTCGTGCTTTAGATGAACTTGATGAAGACCACTATATTGATTTTAATACTTCGCAAGTTCCTGTTTTAATTCTTTACGAACAGGAAAGACAAAGATATCTAAAAGAAGAACTCAGTCAAGGTCTAATTAGTACAAACGAATACAGAATTGGCTCTGGAAGAAAAGAAGTGGATAGCGACCTTGCTGATTCTCTCTTGATGAACCCAAACCTAACCCCTATTGCCAACACGAAGAAGAAGATGGAAGAACCACCTCAGGCTGGAGTGATGGGCGGAGCACCAGGGATGCCAGGAATGCCTCCAGGAGACCCAGGAATGCCTCCAGGAGCAGATGCTGGAGCAATGCCCCCAGACCCAACCACAATGGAAGGCGCAATGGCCTTGGCTCAGCAAGGGCAAGAAATGGCTCAAGGTGCTGGGTTGCCGAATGTTGGGCCCCCAGAACAAGCAGCCATGCCTACAGCGCCAGCACAGGCCTCCGCCAACTACTCGGTTGTTTCTACAAAATCCAATAAGGATTGGGAATTGCGAGTTGAAACAACATTTAATAGATGGACTGAGATTCTTGACAGAAGTCTTGAAAGAATCTTTGAAAGACAACAGCGTGTTGTTCTTGAAAAAGCATCTGGCGTAAAAGCAAGAAAGCAGTTGGCTATTGGAGCACTTGATGTTGAATCTATATTTAGTTCAGATATTTGGGCCAAACAAATGGATGAAGACATCAGGCCAGTCTTGAATGCAATTATCAATGATGCTCAAAGTACATATTCTGAAAAGTCTCTTATTAAGACCTCTCTTGAAAAAGAGGACATTATTGCTCATATTAACTCTCAAATGTTAAGAATTAAGTCAATAAACGAAGAAACTGCTCAAGAAATTAATAACGCAATTTTTGCAACACTTGGCGTCGTTGGCGAGGAAGACAAAGCAACGACTTTGAGAACATCGCTTGTTGGTACATTTACAAACCTCCTTGCTAAAAAGAAATCACAAATAGCAGAAGATGAGACCAGGAGAGCATGGGCGATGGGGTCTCATATAATTTAGTTTCTTTAAACTAATTGCATTGAATTTACAGAAACTCAATATCTGTATTTAATACTTGCATAAACATCAGTCCTTGATGCTTTATTATCGTCTAAGAACATTAGGAGCATAATGAACCAGAACATTGAATTCAAGGCTATTCCAGGCCAGTTCAACATTGACGAAGCACAGGGTATGGTTGAATGCTTTGTGGCTGGTATTGGAAATAAAGATTCTGTTGGAGATGTTCTTGTTTCTGGAGCCTTCACAAAGAGCCTTACAAGAAGAAAGCCTCGTGTTGTTTGGGGGCACAACTGGAATGACCCTATTGGTAAGGTGCTAGAAATCTACGAAGTTGCTCCTGGAGACAGAAGACTTCCTTCAAAAATGCTTACGGCTGGAATTGGTGGACTTTATGCGAAAGTTCAATTTAATTTAGGTTCCGAAAAAGGACGAGAAGCATTTGCCAATGTGGCTTTTTTTGGACAAGAACAAGAATGGTCAATCGGCTATAAGACTCTTGATTCAATTTTTGACCCCAATCTTCAGGCCAACATCTTAAAAGAAGTAGAACTTTACGAAGTTTCGCCAGTTCTACATGGTGCCAACCAGTTGACTGGAACAATTTCAGTAAAGTCAGATGATTCAACCATGATTGATGATTCCAAGGGCGGAATGTTGATGTTGCAAAGCAACCGTGGAATACCGCACAGACACCAAAGGCCAACCCCTAACATTCTTGAAGCAAATAAGCCAAGAGTGGGAGATGAGCGCAAGAATCAATTAGAGATTGAATTGGCTGTCCGTGCTGGTGCTCCAGTAAAAGTTCGTCTCGCAGAAGAAAATACAGTAATTTTTGACAGAATGACACCAGACGGTGCGCCTACAACCTACAGAGTTGCGTACCACTACACAGGTAGAGAGTTCATGTTTGGTAAGCCAGAAAAGGTTTCTGTGCAAACCGTTTACATGCCATCTTCGGAAGAATCTGGCTCACGAGTCGTTGTTCCTTCACAAATGCCTTCAATGCCAATGCAGGTAAAACCTCAAGGAAATGCCTATATGGGCGACGACATGGGTGAGAATGGCATAATTATGCCAAAGTCTTACGAGAATGACGAAAAATGGTCTTTTGATGAAGATTTTGCAGACCTAGCAAATATTATTTCTGACTCACTTGATGTAAAAGTTGGGCGTGCCCTTAGTGGTAAGAACATGTCAAGACTCAAGGCCATTCTTGAAAACCTGCAAGAAGTAATTGCGTCCGCAGAAAAAGATGTTGAAGTTAAGAGCGACTATATAATCCCAGTTCCTATTGAGAACGCTTTTCAAACAAAACAACTTCTTGACCCAATTTTTGATTACCACAGAGTTGAATCGCATGTAACAGAAGACGGAATCGTGGTTACATCTGGTGTCACTAGCGAATTTATAGAGGCCATTAGCGTGGCCGAAAAAGCCCTGGGGCGCACGCTAAGCGGAGGCTTGGGAAAATTGGGCAGAGCCGCCAGAGGGGCGGCAAGGTTTGACCCAAACGCATGGGATGGTGACGGAGA